GCTATCCATATTGGTAAATCAATTTTTTGGTTTCACTTAGAATTTAATCAATTACATATCAACCCTATCCAACAAAAGTTTGGAATTGGGTTTGACTTATATAACAAAAAAGCAAAAACCCCTTATCAATTTAAAAGATATGGTTTTTCTTGGTGTGTAAGCGACTTTTTAGATAACGGAAAGTTTATAAACAAGTTTTACTTTATTTGGAGAGGTTAATTTATGGCAGAGCAGATGACGAAACCAATAAGCGAGCTAAGACTTTGGGACAAAAATCCTCGCACTATTAGTAAAGAAAAAATGGAGCTTCTTAAAAAATACATCAAGAAGTACGGAATGTTGTCGCCCTTAAAAATTACACCTGACGGCGAGGTACTAGGTGGAAACCATAGATTTAAGGCTTTAATCGAGCTCGGAGAAAAAGAGGCTTGGGTTCATGTAGTTAATCCTGCCGATGAAAAAGAAAAGCTAGAAATCGCTCTGCTAGATAATCAAGAATTTGCTAAGTGGGTACAAGAGGATTTAAGGCGATTAGTTTTGGAGATTCCAGAATTTACCCTAACCGATTTTAACATATCACTCTCGCAGAGAAAACTTATTGATTTAGTCGATCCATCAGAAGACGGCAGTTATACTAAAAATGTAGAATCCCCTATTTACGAACCAAAGGGCGAAAAACCACCAATCAAAGAACTTTTTGACGAAACTAAAACGCAAGAACTTTTGGAAAAAATTAGTAAATCTAGTTTAGATGCAGAAACAAAGAGCTTTCTAGTAATGGCCGCATATCGACACACAATTTTTAACTACGAAAAAATAGCCGACTTTTACGCTCATTCTGATAAAGAAGTTCAGGAGCTTATGGAAGATTCGGCTTTAGTAATTATCGACTTTAAAAAGGCAATCGAGCAGGGTTATGTGAAATTGTCGCAAGAAATAACAGGCTCATATTTGGAAGATAAAGATGAAGAATAAAGACTTTGCGGTTTTTATCTTAACTCATGGAAGGCCAAACAAGGTTTATACTTACGATTGTTTGAGAAGTCATGGATACACGGGCAAAATTTACATAATTATTGATAATGAAGATGATAGTGCTAGCCAATACCGAGCTAAGTATGGGGAGCAAGTGATCGTTTTTGACAAAAAAGAGATAGCTAAGACATTCGATAGCGGGGACAACTTCGATGACAGGCGAGCTATTATCTATGCTAGAAATGCCTCTTTTGAAATAGCTAAGAGTTTAGGGCTCAAATACTTTATCGAGCTAGACGATGACTACACTGTATTTGCGTATAAATTTGACGAAAAATTTAGATACCACCAGACTCACATTAAAAATTTAGACCGAGTTTTTGATATCCTCTTGGAATTTTATAAGGTAATCCCAGCGAAAAGCATCGCTTTTGCTCAAAATGGAGACTTTATCGGTGGGGCTACTGGATCATTTTCTAAGCATATTAAGCTAAGACGCAAGTGCATGAATACTTTTATTTGTAGCGTGGATCGACCTTTCAAGTTTATGGGTCGAATCAATGAGGACGTTAATACTTACACTAGATTAGGAAGTGTCGGACAACTCTTTTTTACAGTACCGAATGTTAATATCAACCAAATCCAAACTCAAAGCAATAGCGGTGGCATGACAGAACTCTACTTAGATTCAGGAACTTATTTAAAAAGTTTCTATTCGATCATGTACCAACCTTCTTCTGTAAAGATTAGCTTAATGGGATCAGTACACAAGCGACTACATCACTTAGTCCATTGGAAAAATACGACCCCATTCATACTATCGGAAACTCACAAAAAGCAATAAACTAAAAGGACACTATGTCAGAAAATACACAGCAAAATGATGCCGGCAGACCAACAGTAATGACAGAGGCGACACTCCATAAATTAGATGAGGCTTTTGCGTTCGGCTGTACTGACGAAGAAGCTTGCTACTACGCAGAAATTAGTAAGTCAACGCTCTACAACTATCAGCTCGAAAATCCAGAATTTTTGGAGCATAAAGAGGCACTTAAGCAAAGACCTATTTTATTAGCGAGACAATCAGTAGTCGGCGGGTTGGCTTCTGATCCAGACTTAGCATTAAAATTTCTCGAGAGAAAACTTAAAAAAGAGTTCTCGCTTAGAAAAGAATTAGCAGGCGACCCAGATCACCCACTAATCAACGTAAGAGATCCAAAGATATTAAAAACATTAGTAAAGACAGCAATAGATTTAGCCAATAATGCTTCAAGTCTCGATACAACACCAGCCGAGCCGACAGAGATACCTAAAACTACTAACTAGCTTTTTAGATGTCGATGAGGTTTCAGAGTTTCACATAATCAAAGATGAGGTTAATTCTGCTAGTGGAATGCGTAAATGCTTTCAGTCTGTTAAAAATCCAGAGGTAACTCATCTTTTAGTTTTACAAGACGATATTCTGCCATCTAAGGATTTAATAAAAACGAGCAAAAAGCTGATTAAGCTCTTGCCTGACGAGGTTATTTCTTTATTTACCGCTTACGATACCAGTATTCCAATGAGAGTAAGAAAGCATTGGGCGACTATCGATAGAATGTATGGACTTTGTGCTTATATTATCCCAGTAGAGCTAACCAAGTATTATCTAAAGTTCGAGCAAAATATCAAAGATAGAATTTTCGCCGATGATGTTCGCCTCTCGATGATGTTGCAATATATCGATCAGAAAGCCTACCTAACAGCACCAAGCCTAGTCGAGCATATCTGTTGGGATAGGACAAGCCAGAACTCTAGCGAGGTCAATTTAGAAAACGCAATTCAATTTAGAATAGCTAGAAATTATATTGGCTTCGAGAATAGTGGCTTAAAGATAGATTGGAACGAGGGCTTAGCTGACCCCCCTCACATTACCATAGGTCAGAAGTGGGATTATATTCGACATTTAAAGCCTGATAGTGGTATCATTAAAATTAAATAAGATGTACAAAACAGTAGCTATTCAAATTGCCCCTCTTGAATCATGCTTCGGTGAAGAGAACCTTGCTATCGACTATCAGAAAGAGCAAGACGACCAGTTTTCAAGAGAAAGAATTTTAAGTCAATTTAGGGGAACAAAAAAAAAAGTTGTTAGCCTTTTATTAGACGGCGAGAACTTTTATCAGATATCTAAAAAGTTAAAGGTTGATAAAAACAAAATTTACGAAATGAGAGAAATACTAAAAAAGGACTTGAGTTGGCTCTACGATGAGGCCAAAGTAAACAACTACCTAGATAATAATCTGGGTAATCTAAACCAGTTGCTCGCTACTCTCAAGGTTTCTTCTCGAGGTTTGACTCTCTCTCAGTTCGCTTCTACCTACATCAACGACTACAACCCAGAAGCCGAATATAACCATTGGAATCAGATACCACTCCAAGATGTTTACTATAAGGTTTGGGAAGAGAACGCAAAATCTTGTATTAAAGCACCTCGAGAACATTTAAAGACTACAAGTGCAGGTGAATACATTATCAAAAAGCTATTCGAAAGAGATTACCCGATAGATATTGTTTACTTACATAAGTCCAAAGATATCGCAGTTGAGAAGGTTCGTGATATTCAGATGATGATCGAGAGAAACCCGATTTTAGCCTCAGCTATGCAGATTGATCAAGCTAGAAACTGGAAAGATGGCGAGATGCGTTTATTGGACGGCACAACGATTTATGCCAATGCTTATGGTGCTTCGCTAGTGGGTCGCCACCCTCACATTATTGTCCTAGACGATATTATCGATCAGGAAGTCATTTACTCTGATCTTAAGAATGACAAAGCGGTTCGCAAATTTTATTCTGATATTTACCCAATGATTACTGACGCAGGAAAAGATAAAAAGATTATTATTATCGGAACGGCTCAGCGTGAAGATGATATCTATGAGAGTTTGCCAAGCGACTTCTTTAACTTAACCTTAGACGCAATTAAAGACGAAGCTAATTATATCCCACTCGAGCCTGCTCTGTTCTCTTGGGATTTACTAATGAAAGTTAAAGCCGATATGTGCGAGAAGTTCGGCGAGAGGTTCTGGCTTAAAGAGTATCGAAACATTCCATTGTCAGCGATGGGCGAAATAATTAAGCCTGCTTGGATTAAAACATATATAAGCCCTCCACCACTCGAGAGCTTACAAATTTATCAGGGTTGGGATCTAGGTGTAGGCAAGGATTTGGAGAAGGGCGATTTTACTGCGGGCTGTACTATCGGGGTACGTAGGGTTGATGGGAAAAACGAGATTTATGTTTTGGATATAGTCAAGGCTAGAGCCGAATTTGGGGACAGATTAAAGATCATGACTTCGAATGGTCAAGCTCACAAACCCTTAGCGATTGGTATAGAGCAAAATGTCTTTCAGTATGATACAGTTATCACATTAAAGAAACAAACAAACTTACCGATCGAGGGCATTAAGACAATTAAAAATAAGGTCGAGAAGTTTCAAGTTGACTTAGCCCCGCACTTTGAAAATGGTAAAGTATTTATTCGCTCAGATATGATCGAGCTTAAAAACGAGTTACTTGCTTTACCTTATGGAAAGCACGATGATATGTGCGATAGCTTATCGATGGCGATTTTAATGAGTAATAAATATGAAGGGACACCAATTATCGACTTCATTTAGTAAAAAAACACTAATAAATTGGTAGAATATATTTATGAATTTAAAAAGCATTTTTTCTTCTTTGTTTAAAAAAGAGGCGGGTTGGAACTCGATCTTTTCAAGTTTCCCGACTTTAGGCAGTAAATCAAATAGAGAGCTTTACTTTGGCATAATCTTTTCTTGTATCGATGCGATCGCTACCTCTGTTAGTGAAGTGCCTTTCGGTCTTTATAAGAAAAAGGGCAATGACGAGTGGGAACAAATCTTTAAACACCCAGTCTTAGATTTGCTTAATAAGCCTAACGCTTTACAAACTGCTACCGACTTTATTTATTTAATGTCCACTCATATCGATACTAATGGCCAAGCTATTATTTACCCTGTCAGATCTGCTATTGGTTCAAGAGGATTAGTCGAGATGCAACTACTTAATCCTAATGGAATTACTACCTTAACTAAAAAAGAATCTCCAATTATAGAAGTTTTAGGATACAAATATGTTAAAGACGGCTTAAGCTATACTTTTTCCAAAGATGAATTGATCAATGTTCTTAGACCTAATCCTTTTGTTCAGCACTTAGGTATTTCTACTATCCAGATGGCTCGCTACGATGCCACTAATGAGCTTAATTCTATCCAAATGAATAACGCTTTTTACGAACATGGAGCAAGCCCAAGCGGTATTCTAGGTACAGAGCAATCTATCGGGCAAGAAGAGTTTGATAAATTAAAAGCTAGAGTTAAAACCCAATATGAGGGTAAGGCTAATGCTTTTAAGATAATGTTCTTAACCCACGGCTTAACTTACAAACCTCTCTCTCCAACCCAGAGAGATATGCAGTATGTCGAGCAAAGAAAACTTAATCGAGATCAAATCCTCTCGATCTTTAAAGTACCTAAGTCCATTGTCGCAGTTAGCGATAGTGTTAATAAAGCAACTGCCGATGCAGAAAACCAATCTTTTGCCAAAGTAGTGCTTAAACCTCGCTTAGAGCTAATTTTTGATAAATTAAACAGATTTGTTTTGCCTTTATTTCCAAATACAGAGGGAATGGAATTAAGATTCGAAAATCCGATCGATGAAGATCAAGATTTTATATTGAAGGAAAAAGTTGCAAGTGTAAATACTTGGGTAACTGTGAATGAGGTTAGACAAGACGAAGGTCGAGATCCAATCGAGGGTGGGGACAAACTGCCATTGACCAGTCTCTTTGACACAAACAGCGATGAGCAAGACCCCACTCTTGATTCGGATAAAGAGGATAACAAAGACGATAAGGATAAAAAAGAGGATAAATCAGTCCATATTGATAAGGAGTTATTGCCCAATGTAGATGATGTTAAGGGTAAGAAAAACAAAGAATATATCGATAGAAGAAATAAATATATTCTTTACAAAGAAAACCAATACTCGCTAGCTTTGCTCCAACACTTCAACTTTCTACTCGCTGATATCAAAAAAGCACCGATTAAAAAAGAAGCAGAAGACCCAGCCGAGAAGTTCGAGCTTACTGACGATCAGGTGTTCGAGAAAATAATGCCAGATAAGGAAAAAAGAAAGCAATGGGAAGTTCTCTTATTAGCTCTAGTCTTAAAAAATAACACTCAGATTTGGAAAACTAATTTAAAACAACTCAATGAAGTCTATGGCCTAGATATTACTCTCGATGGTTTAACCGAGAACTTTATCAGTCGAAGGGCTGTATTTACGGCTAAGTCAGTTAGCGACACTGTCTATAAAACTATTAAAGGCGTAATCAATAAAGATGTTAAAGGCGGGATTACCGACATCGGTCAAATCAAAAAAGATATCGGATTTTTATTAGCCGATCAAGAGGCTTGGAAGGTAGAGCAGATCGCACAAACAGAATTGTCTTGGGCTTATGGAGAAGCTAGCTATAAAACCTATATCCAAAATAAGGTCTTAAAAGTTTTCTGGCTTTGTGGTGGCGCACC